AATTGCAGGAGGAAAATACAATGAAGAAGCAGAAAAAAACATTAGAACAGTACAAGGATATGGGAGCAAAGTTCCGTGTCTTTAAGACGATGGCTTGCCAGCTGAGTGTGGAGACAGCGCAGTTCTTAACAACATCACAGTGGCAGAAACTCCAGAAGGCTGTGGATACCATTGGTGCGTATGCATCACCAATTGAGGATAAGATGTTTCGTGATTATCCTGAACTTACGGATGAATATGTAGATGTATTCTATGGTGCTACAGACAATGATACTCGTAATGAAGTTGATGCAGATGTAGTAGACAGAGCAAAGAAGTTTTGTAACAGTTTATTTGAGTAGTGCTTGAAGTGAATATGGGTATAAAGATGTGTCTGACAGAGATTATCTGCCGGGCATTTTTTATGCCTATTATTTTCAGGGGGAGGGGGCGGTCAATCTCTACAGGTAAACACCTGGGAAACGGTGCGGGGGTCACACGCACAACTTTGGCGAATTCAAACGCAAAAAAACAAGAAATCAAACAAGGAGGAATGTGAAATGGCAAAAGATGGTACTAGCCGTGGCGGTTCTCGCCCCGGTGCAGGCAGAAAGCCAAAAGCTGTGGCAGAAAAAATAGCTACAGGTAATCCGGGTGGCAGAAAACTTACTGTTATGGATTTCGGTGATAGTGCTGAAAATCTTATTGGTGTAGAAATGCCGCCTGTCAGTGAGTATATGAAAGCGGAGCAAAAAGATGGTGGAACCATGTGTGCTGCAGAAATATACCAAGAAACATGGGAATGGTTGCATGAAAGAAAATGCGACCACCTTGTAACAAAGCAACAGATAGAGCATTATGCAATGTCTGTGGCTCGTTGGATTCAGTGTGAGGAGGCAATATCCAAGTTTGGATTCCTTGCCAAGAAACCAACAGGAACTGTGATTTCTTCTCCATATGTAACGATGGCGAAGGAATACATGAAACAGGCCAATACCGCATGGTATGCAATTTATCAGGTGGTAAAAGAAAACTGTATGACAGAACTTACAGGATACACACCCCAGGATGATGCAATGGAGAGATTGCTCCGTGCAAGAATGGGTAATAAAAGATTTTAATTTTAGGAGGATTTGATTATGTACAACGAAAAACTTACTGTAAATGAGCGTATTGACGCAATGGAAGCAATGTTAAATGGTAATACTGGTGCACAGGATAAGCTGGCTGCAGATTCCTATGGAAAGGCATTTTGGAATCATATGCATTCAGGGGAAATTACAAATGAGTTGAAAATGGGCAGTGATGGCTCAGGCAGATACCTTATTCCTACAACCTATGAAGAAGAATTGGTAAAGAAACTGGAATGTGAGAACTTTATGCGTAAAATTGGAACTGTAGTAACAACGGAGCATGATATGAGACTTCCGGTTTCTCTCACCGAAGCAGAAGGTGGCTGGGTAGATGAAGGTGGAGAAATCAGTTTTATGGATGCTAAGTTTGGACAGGTAAAACTTGGTGCTCATAAGTTGGAAGTGGCGTTCTTAATTACAGATGAACTTCTGGAAGATTCGGGTATTGACCTTGAAAAATATGCGATGGAAGTATTCTCGGAGGTGATTGGCGAGAATGAGGAAGAAGCATTCTTGGTAGGGGATGGAAATGGGAAACCTATTGGTATGATTCATCAGGCAGAAATCGGTGTTACATCAGAAAAGGTTGGAGAAATCATCATGGATGATATGGTTGATTTGGTGCATTCTTTGAAATCACCATACAGAGCAAAAGGTGTATTCGTAATGTCAGAGGATGCGTATATTAAGCTTCGCAAGATTAAATTCTTTGACGGAAGACCTGCATAGCAGCCTAGCCTTGTCGAAGGAGAACCGGAAAGGCTGTTTGGCTACGATGTATATGTATCTGATTATATGCCTACTGTTGATGGTGGTAATAAGCCTGTATTATTTGGTGATTTTAAATATTACTGGATTGGAGAGCGTGGTAAACGCAGATTTAAGCGTCTGTCTGAACGTTTTGCAGACCATGGTTTAGTGGGATTTGTAGCAACTCAGCGTATGGACGGGACTCTTGTTCTGCCAGAGGCTGTTAAGTCACTTGTTGTAAAGAGCGAATAGAAACAAATAGCAGATTGTTTGGGGCGGTTCGGTGGAATCGCCCTTATGTATTGGTGGAGGTACTACGATGGAAAACACAAAAATTGTTCATCCTTTGTATTTTCACGAAGATGGTACCTCTGCCCTTAAAGCAGAAGTGCAGGATACTTCGTGTAAGTTAGTGGGATTGCCGGGAAATGTAAAGTATAAAAAATCAAGAATGACAGAGGAAGAATTACAAAGAGAATATGACTATTATATGGCAGAAAAAATCGCAAAGAGAATGCGTGATTCTGGCATAATTTCCATAAAAGAATACACAAAATTGAGAGAAGAAAACCGCAGATTTTTCTCTCCTTTTTTAGCAGAAATCAGTTGATATTAGTAGGATAGTACGGGGTAATGGTATTGTCAGAAAGGTAGGTGAGACGATGGCTAGAATAACAAAGATTGAGCCAAATCATACTGTTGCAAACAAAATAAAAGTAGCTGCGTACTGTAGAGTCTCTACAGACCAGAATGAGCAGTTGTTATCCCTTGAAACGCAGAAAGCACATTATGAATCATGGATTAGAAGTCATGACGAGTGGGAATATGCCGGGCTATATTATGACGAGGGCATTAGCGGAACAAAGAAGGATACAAGATCTGCTCTTATGCAGATGCTTTCTGATTGTGAGCACGGCATGATTGATTATGTGGTTACGAAATCCATAAGCAGACTGGCAAGAAATACGACAGATTGCTTGGAGATTGTAAGAAAGCTATTAGACCTTGGAATTGCAGTATATTTTGAAAAAGAAAATATTGATACCGGGTCGATGGATAGCGAATTGCTTTTATCCATTATGGGAAGTATTGCAGAAAGTGAGTCCTTATCCATTTCAGAGAATAACAAATGGAGTATTCAGAAGAAATTTCAGAATGGAACTTTCAAGTGTTCTTATCCTCCATATGGTTATGATTGGGACAAAAAGAAAGGGGAGATGGTTGTTAACCCGGAGCAGGCAGAAATAGTGAAATACATATTTGCACAGACACTTGCCGGAGTGGGAACCCATGATATAGCAAAAGACCTTTCTGCAAAAGGTGTTCCTACTAAGAAGGGAGGAAAGTGGACGGGGCATACTGTTAACGGTATTATTCGAAATGAAAAATATACAGGAGATTGCCTGTTTCAAAAGACATATACGGATTCTTCTTATAAGAGACATACAAATCTTGGAGAATTAGATCAGTATTATGTTCAAAACCACCATGAGGTTATCATTTCAAGAGAAGCGTATGAGGTTGCTAATGCAGTGGTTGACCGAAGACGCGAGGAAAAGGGAATTGAACTTGAAAGCCAAAAGTATAACAACAGATATCCTTTATCCGGCAGAGTAATTTGTGGGAATTGCGGTGGCACATATAAGCGAAAAACTTATAGCAAAAAAGTGGTGCTTGCCTGTACCACACACATAGAGAATAAAGATAAGTGCGATATGAAATATATCGACCTTGCAGATGTGGAAAGGGCATTTGCAACCATGATGAATAAGTTAATATTTGGCAGAAACCGAGTGTTGAAGCCGTTTTATGCAAGTGTCCGGGATAGTAATAAAACGGATGCTTTTTTGCGAATCCATGAAATTGATGAGCAGTTGGAACTTATTACGGAGAAAAAGCAGAATATCAAAGGTTTGTATGCTCAGGGAATTATTGAACCTGCTATGTATGCAAAAGGTATGAATGATTTATCTGCCGAGGCAGACAGATTGCTTACGGAAAGAGACAACATCAGCTATGTTGCGAAAACAGACATTGCTTTTATCGAAGAGGCGAAGGAACTGCTGGACTATACAGATGGAGCTGCCATGTTAACAGGGGTTGAGGCTGATGTATTCGATAGATTTGTAGATAGAATTATAGTAAAAGACCGACATCATTTGGAATTTGAAATGAAGTGCGGTTTAAAATTATCAGAAAGGATTTGATGGATATGGGACATACACCATACGGATATAAAATTGTGAATGGTCGGGCTGTTATTGATGAGGTGGAAGGAGCAGCTGTCAAGAAACTGTATGAGGGTTATCTGGGCGGTCTTGGATTACAGGCGGCTGCGGATGAAGCGGGAATAAGTATTAATCATTGTCAGGCGAAAAGAATGATGCTTAATAAAAAGTACCTTGGAACAGATTATTATCCGGCACTTATCACGGAAGATATGATGGAGCAGGTTAAGACGGAACTAACAAAGAGAGCAGGAAAGCTTGGCAGAGTATATGAACCCAAGGAGCAGGAGAAGCAGGCTGTTCCAACAAGGTTTCAATTTGGCAAAGAGGAGCAGTACTTTGAAAATCCTTTTTTGCAGGCACAGTACATGTATGAATTAATAGAGGGAATGTGATGTTATGGCGAATGTAACAGTGATTCCTGCACGAAGATGCAGAGTGCAAGCGGGTGCAGTACAAGAAAAGCCTAAGATTAAAGTGGCAGCATATTGCCGTGTTTCTACGGATAGTGACGAACAGGCAACCAGTTATGAAATGCAGGTAGAACATTATACGGAGTATATTACGAAAAATCCAGAGTGGGAGCTGGTAGGTATTTATGCTGATGATGGAATTTCCGGCACAAACACAAAAAAGCGTGAAGAGTTCAATCGAATGATAGAGGATTGCCTGGCTGGAAAGATAGACATGATCATCACAAAATCCATAAGCCGATTTGCCAGAAATACATTAGATTGCCTACAGTACATCCGAAAATTGAAGGATAAGAATATATCCGTATTCTTTGAAAAAGAGAACATTAATACCATGGATACCAAAGGGGAACTGCTACTTACCATTATGGCTTCATTGGCACAGCAGGAATCACAGAGCTTGTCGCAGAATGTAAAGATGGGAATACAGTTTCGATACCAAGCCGGGAAGGTGCAGGTAAACCACAACCGATTCCTTGGTTATACAAAGGATGATGAAGGAAATCTTATCATTGAACCGGAAGAAGCAGAGATTATTAAACGAATTTACCGGGAATACCTTGAGGGAGCAAGCTTAAAAGATATTTGTGACAGCTTTATGGCTGATAATATTTTGACGGGTGCCGGGAAAGAAAAGTGGATTCCAAGCACGGTTCATAAAATTCTTACGAATGAAAAGTATATTGGAGATGCTTTGCTGCAGAAGACGGTGACTACAGATTTTCTTAAAAAGAAGAGACAGACAAACAACGGATTAGCACCACAGTATTATGTGGAAGGAAGTCACGAACCGATTATTCCAAAGCACATATTTATGAGAGTACAGGAAGAATTGGTCAGACGAGCAAATCTGCGAAGTGGTGCTGATGGTAAAAAGAAGCGAGTCTACAGTAGTAAATATGCTCTTTCAAGCATTTGTACCTGCGAGAAATGTGGGGATGTTTATCGCAGAATTGCATGGAACAATAGGGGGAAGAAGTACACAGTTTGGAGATGTTGCACCAGAGTTGAACACGGTCCGGGTGTGTGCGATGCTCCTACAATTTTGGAAGATGATTTACAGGCGGCAGTTATGAAGGCAATAAATGGAGTTCTTGGAAGAAAATCAGATGTCATAAAGCAGATGGAGGCATTGTTGGAGCAGACTATTGCAACAGACTACGAGGAGCAATTAGCGGATATAGATGTAAGAATGGAAAAATTGCAATTGAAATTGGTAAACCTAAATACCACAAAACTAGAGTCGGAAGATTTGAGCAGGGATGTAAATGCTCTTCGAGAAGAGAAAGCGCGTATTATGGTTGAAATCGCAGAGAATAAAGGTAGGCAACTTAAGAAGGAAGAGATGATACGATTTCTTCAAGAGCAGACCGTTGAGTTGGATGCTTTTGATGACGGATTGGTGAGAAGACTGGTTGAACAGGTTGTGGTGCATAGGGATGGGAATTTTACAGTGGAGTTTAAGTCATGCACGAGCCTATATGTAAGGATATAAGAGACTAAATTAGAATCCTAAATTTGGGAATAGAATAAATGAATATTAAGATACCTTTCCGTTTTGAATATAAAGAATTTGTTGAGACGGTAGAATAAAGCTATACATGTGAAAATGTGTATAAATAAAAAGTTCTCAGTATTCTGGATATAATATGTTTCAAAATTTTAGACTTGTATTTGACACTTTGGCACAAGGTGTGTATAATGAAAATACAGTTTGGCACAAGGTGCGGAAAGAGGAAGAAATGCCACTAATAAAATT